TATGAACATACGCCGCGTCGATAACATAGTTCATGTTATACGCTTGAACAGTAACACCAATGTCACCATCAACAAGAACGTCAGCATGGCTAGTTTCATTAGCCGCTGTGTTATCAGCATCAACCGGGGCATGTGTGGCTTGGCTATGTGTGTATGCTGTATTGAAGTTATTAAGTAATATGTTTGTTAAATTGTTATCAGTGTGTACATACGCCGCGTCGATAACATAGTTCATGTTATACGCTTGAACAGTAACACCAATGTCAGAAATTGGTATATAATTTCCTAAATCATTAATTTGTGCTTCAGTAATATTGATTTCAGCTTGAGTGAAATGGATAGTACCATCGGCAATGTGAGTATCAATAACGTCATGACTATTCGTACCGATATTGGTTAATAGAGTATGGTCAGCACCAACCCCATCACCAATTGGGCCTACTGGCCCCTGTGGGCCTACTGGCCCTTGCTCACCTCTAATACCTAATGAACGTGCATTGTGATTGTTATCAACAGTATCGACTTTTACATCTAGGTTTGGGTTTTCTTCAAGAGTCACTTTAACTTTTGGGTCATCTAACGCCATCTATACATCCGATTTTTATTATGGTATAACTGTTTGTGTAACTTGTGGTGAAATGGTAATGATACCTTGTAGAACTCGTTTAACATCTTCAACATCGTTATCATTGTGCAATTCAACATCATAAACATATCGACCAGCTTTTATCGCACCACTTTCACTAGCGGTTAATGATAAACGAACTTTACCTAAAGTTGAGTCGCCCTCAACCGCTGCATTTATATTGTGGTATGAAGAAGTGTAATATGATTTACGCATCTGTGAGTATGGAGTTTTATTTGTTAAATCGTAAACACTTCCATCCTCATTTTGAATAGTCACTACACCACTAAACTTTGAGCCTTGGTCAATATTGAAGTTGATAGAAATTGCCATTATACGATACCTTCATGCATTCCAATATTTATATCACCATCCAACAGAACAGGTAAAGCAACAAGAATATTATCAAGATTGTTGGCATAAATAGCGGGGAAAATATTTTCATATTCTTTACCTAATGTAATTGTTTGACGAACGTGCGTCCAACCATCAGCAAAAGTTAATATAAACGGTGACGCTTCAGCCGCACCACCATCAATATACGTAGTAACATTCGAATCACCAATTACAACACCAGTAAATGTAGGTGCATCATTAACAGATTGTGCTTTAACCCATCCAGACCATGTAACTGTATTACCTGCTCGTGATAAAAAGATTTCATTGTTTTGTACAACAGGATAATAGTTTTCTGTATTTATCAGTTGACCATCACTTGTACCTGTGCTTGCTGTAATATCCAGTAAATAAAATTCATGACCATAACGTAAATCACTTCGACCAGTAGCAGTTAATAACTGAGAAACAGGTAATGCAAGTGCATTACCAGCACCACCATTGCTTGAGTTATCATTATAAAACGCATCACCCTGAAGTAATGTTGCGCCATTATGTGTCTGTAGAGTTGTACCATCCAAACTGAATGTATCTACTGAAGCTATTGTTGCTGTAGCGGTTGCGCCATCACCATCACCTGTGATAGTTACTGTAGGTGCAGTTGTGTAATCTGAACCACCCATATCAACTGTAATAGAATCCAGTGCAAAACCAGCGGTTGTGTCGAAAGTTGCGCCAGTGCCTGTGCCACCTGTTACGGTAACATCTGTGCCATTTGCATAACCTGTGCCCGCAGCCGTTATTGAATATCCAGTGATTTCACCACTTCCACCTACACTATCAATGGTAATTGTGGCATCTGAATTGCCTCCACCAAGGGTAATTACCTCACCGGCAACATATGCTGTACCAGCAGCAGTTAAAACAACATTCTTAACGCCCCCTGTAGCCGCTAGAACAGCCGTAGCCATTGCACCAGTACCATCACCTGTAATTTCTACGTTAGGGGCAACTGAGAAGCCTGAGCCAGCCGTATCAACCGCAATTGAAGTCACAACACCGTCATTGACCACACTAATCATACTTTCATCATTTGATGACAAGCGACCTTTATTTGATTCAAGATTGTTAACTTGTATATTAGCAAGGGTCAATGAAGCAGTTGTATTAGAAAGAATCTCATTAATAGCCGCCACCAGTGAACTCTGAGCGGTTGTGTTTAGTGTCGATAAATCACCTTGACCACTATCAAGTTCGTTAATAGCATCGGTTAATGAACCAGTGGAAATATCTAGTGTTGCACCATTGCCTGTGCCACCAGTTGTAGCCACACCAGCTGCATTTGAATAGCCTGTGCCACCAGTTGTCACTGAAACGGTATCAATTACACCTGATGTTTCACCTGTAACAGTCACGGTTGCATCTGAGTTGCCAGCACTGATTGTTAACACATCACCAGATGTGTAACCTGTGCCACCTGTATTAACCGCAATAGAAGAAACCACATCACCTTTTATTGATGTTGTCAGTAATGATAAATCGCCACTTAAAACTGCAATCTCATTAATCGCTCCAACAAGTGAACCTTTCTCAGTTGTTGCTAATGTTGATACTGAACCAATCTTAGTAACTAATTCAATGATTGCGTTTACTGTAGAAGATTGGTCAGTTGTAGTAAGCGTTGCAATATCACCAACCGCTGATAACACTTCATTAATTGCGTTTACAATTGTATCTTGTGCCGTTGTTGATAATGAACTTAATGAACCAAGTTCACCACCAATTTCATTAAGCGCACCAACAAGTGAACCTTTCTCAGTTGTTGATAAGGATAAGTTGTCACCTAATACAGTGATAATTTCATTTGTAATCAAACGCCATTGTCTAAAAAGAGTTTGTGTTGTAACAGGAGTAATCGCCATTTATAACCTACTTGTTCATTAATTGATTAACCATATCTTTCAATTCAGCTACTTCACTTTGAAGTGATACGATTTCTTCAGCTTTTTGTTTTTCTGCTAGAATCTTTTTACGTCTAGCGGTGTAATGACTATTATCAACATTAACTACATTCCCTGTAGCTTTATCTTTCAAATAGCCCTTTTCACCTTCTACTTTTTGTAATGCCATAATTCACCTTATGTAACAGCGATAGCTCTAAACTTCTTAACCTTTGGTGGTTTACAGCTATTTCGAGACTTCATAACTAACTTAATCTGAAATGCTTTGAATTCTGGAAGTAGACCACTAATCACATCAGGGATACTAACCTCAACTTCTTTGAAATCAGAATCCGCTTCAGAAATTACATCTTCATCAAACGCAACATACACCCAATCCTGATTAATAATTTCGTCATCAGTTTCAGATGGTAGTGTTCTGTAGTAAACTTCTATGTCACTATCCAGATACTTCAATACATCCATATAAACTTTTATACCTGAAGCTGGATTTTTCAGAATAACCGGCTTCATGATGTATTTAGCACCTTCCACACCACCTGTTGATGCTGTTTCAGGAATATGGCGTGGATTGTAACCACCTAGTAGCGGGTCACATACAAGCGCATTACCATCAGTTGTTGCATTTGGTGATACTGAATAGTTTTCACATGCATTCCAATCAACACGATTTGTAATGGTCGTGAACGACTGACTATCAAGGTTAAACACAGGTGTTATATATTCAGAACCTGTTTTAAACTGACCAGTTAAGTTCAGTGACTGAACACCAGCACCTAAGAATGTTGCTTCATTGATTGTATTAGCAATCTTCATTGAAGTTTTTAGATTAACGTTCTCATTCGGTTCAAAACTAAATGAAGGCACTGATTGATAGTTTGTTGTTAATGAACCAATACCACCATGTGTAATACCAGATGCATACCAAGCCGCTTCACCACTCCAATCAATGTAAGTAGATTGTAGGTTGAATGAGTCAACTTGAATATTACCAACTGCATAATTTCCAGAACCGCCAGTTACACCAGTTTCAGTAGCAGCAGTGTCAATCACAATGATGTATGAATCAATACTATCCACATCAGCCACAAGATGTGCATCACTTGATAAATCACCTACTGGAATACCATTGAACGTTGTATCCAATCCAGTTGGGAAATAACCCAGCGCCACCTGATGTGTAGTTGTTGCTGCGGTAATATCTAATGTTGATAGAATATTATCATTAGTAAAGTTTTCATAGTAAACATTACCAATGAAGTTATTCATGTCATCCCACCAACCAATCAGGTTATCCAGTTTGATTTCAAATATTTCAGCACCGTCACCAGAGTTGATACCAACATAACGTAAATCTTTGATGTTTGCTTTAGCAGTTACACCACCATTAGTAGGCCCAACCAACTCTTGACCAACAATCAGATGACCAGATGTTAAGTGAATTGTAAACCATGTATCACCAAGTAAATCAAGTTTAACTTTATCATTAACTACTAAACCATGATTTGCGTGATAAACACGAACATTCTGTGAACCAGTTTCTGTTTCAAATGGATTAACACGTAATGCCTGTTTCAGATTTGTTTCAACGTTTTCGAATACAAGTGACATTGTTTGACTTGTATTGAATACAGCACGATTCAATTCAAATTTAATATCTTCGAATTGTTCAGCCGTCCATGTTTTATCATTTTGTGATTTAAACATTGAACCTAAGTGTGGCTGTGATGAAACCTGTACTGGATTATCACCAATAGTTGTACCACCTAATTTAGATACATAAGCACGATATGCTTTATCAGATGAACCGATTACAAAGCAGTATTCAACATCAGGTGCTAAGAACACAGGTGCTTCAAACACAAATTCTGTTGCAACGGTTGCATCGTCAGATGTTTTAACCTGCGCTGGCTTTAACCATACTTCTGAATATGGTGCTACAACAGGGCCGGGGTATCCATTCTCCATGTTACGAATCTGTAACCAGATAGGTGTATCAGTAGACTTCGCTTCGAAATAAATGTTCGCAGAAGTTAAGTAAACACCAGTTGGTTCAGTAACTTGGAATGATTGTGCAAGTGGGTCATCACCTGAAGAACAACCACAACACCAACATGCTCTACGGAAACTATTCTGAACAGTTGTACGTGAAGATTGTGTAACAGATGTTGAACGTATTGTTCTATCCTGTGATACATCCTGATTAACAACTTTCGGTGTAGAAACAGATAGCATTGTTTCACGACGAGTTTCCGCTAGACCACCACTGAAGAATTCAGTTTCAGCAGATGTAGTTAATTGGTCAGGGTCTGTATTGTTATCAGATGTATTTGTTAAACGGAAAATACGTTGACCAGTAAAGAATCGCTTACTTTCACTATTAGGGATGCGGAATACACCAAGTAGATTACCCTCTGTATCAGTAACCATATCACCACTGGACACACCGTTAAGCATACGGCAATCGTCATTAACATCAATACCATCGAAGAATGCATAGATTTTTGTGTTAGGTAATAAACCAGTTGCCGCAAACTGAACATCAATACTACGGATATACGGTACAAGGTTAACCGAAGTTACATTTTCACCAAGTGAGTAATTATTGATTTCTTCTTCAACTGAACGGTTTACACCTTCACGTGTTTGTTGTGAAGCAGTAGTTGTAGCAGTTGTTGTAGTAGCAGTTGTGCGTGTTTGTTGGTTATTCCACCACCAATTCCAGTTATTATTTGTAACTGTACGTGACACATCAGTGCGTGAACGGGATGTAGAAGTTGAAGATGTAGTTTCCCATGAATTCCATGTAGTACCTAATACACCCGCTTCATTTGCAATCTCACGAATATCTTCCCAACCTGTATCAACATCAACAACTAAATCAGGTTGTGTTGTTACATCTTTCCAAACATCACTATCTGGATTTAATTTAACAGCACCTTCTTTATTGAAAATGAAGTATGGGTTTACAGAAACTGATTTAGTTGCAAATGGTTGTTCACTGTACACTTCTGTTGTGTATGGCATTGTAACAACGTTACCATGTTTCTTAAAGTTTGTTGAATCACCTTCAACAAGATTAAGGCCAACAGATTTAGTGGTGAATGATGGACGTAACTCACCTTTCTTCGCATCAATCGCCGCCTGATATTCACTGTTACCAGTATCAGCCGCAATGAAATCTTTGAAGTTATCGACTAAGAAACCATTCTTAAATCTTTCGTTACCTGAGCTATCCAGTACAGATAAATCAGATGTTTCTTTTTCAAGCAAGTTGAATGTAACGTAATACTCAAGATTCGCTAGACGTTTTTCTAAACGACCAATATCTTTCATTGTGTAACGTTTGTTATCAATGAATTTAGTTTTCACATCACGCTTCACATCAAATGTAAATGCATCAAATGTAACGTAGTAAATTGGCATTGAGTTTTCAGCCGCTGCTGGTTGTACTGGTGCTGTACCAGAAATACCATGAACACTGAAAATCTCACCAGCATCTGATATACAGATTGTATCAATACGTGGTAAGTAATACTCAATATCAAAAATGATGTTTGATTGATTTGCAGGTAGGTCTAGTAATGATGCATTAGCACTTGTAAACGTACCATTCTGACCAGCCGTTGGTCTAAAGTCAATTGTATCCGCTAAACGGAATACTTCACCATCTGTGGTTGTGTGACTCGGAATATCTTCATAACCGAAATCAATACCGGGGTCATTTATAATAGCAGTATATGAATCCACAGAGAAGTAGAACCCTGTACCTGTATGTTGCAGGTAATCATATGTGATATTAATATCAACACCGGGGTCATATTCAGTTACACCCGCTTTTAACTGAAGGTAAGAAATATCATAGAAGTTATCTTTAACATTCTTAACAAGTTCCCAATCGTCAGTTACATCAACTGCATCAGAAACACGAGTGATAGATGAGATTTTCCAAACATCAGCTTTCTGTAGTGAGATTGTTTGAACATTAGCAGCAATGTTTGTTAAGTAATTGGTTGTCATTACCTTAGTGCGGTCATTTGCACTTGATTTTAGAACTTCACAAACTAATACAAAGTTTCGAGAAGCATTGCCAGAACCTAAGTTAACAGTTATTGAAGTTGGAGTAGTGCTAATAACACCACTTGCACTTAAATCAAATGGGATAAATGCACCTGAGGAATCTTCAACACCACCAATCCATTTGTTTGAGTTATATGATAGGAAGGTTTCACCACCACCAGTAGAAAAGTTTACTATACCTGAAGCGTTAGCTGCACCAATATACTTTTTAACTAATACTGTAGAAGTATTTGAAGCCAGTGGGTTATCAGCATCGCGAATAGATTTAGTGAATTGGTAAGGTAGTTTATATAATAAGTTATTGTTAATTGGTTCATATACTTTATAACTAGAGTCGATTGCATCTGGTTCAATGTTTGCAGCGAATGGTGTTGCACCTGATTTAAACATGCCACGAACATTACTGAAAGTATAACCTGTTTCCATTTTAATATCAAACACAAACAGTTTCCAGATAGCACCAGCCGTACCCGCTGTACCTGAAACAAGCTCTATTCCCTTAACACGTAAGCTACCAATAAAGTTACCAGTTACACTACCACCTGATGTTGCACCATCGTATAAAGAAACTGGTTCAAAGTCATTAAAGTATGTAGAAGTTGATGTGTTTGAGTTTGGAATAATATTAGAAACTGAATCTAATGTTGCAAGAATGTAGTTACCATACTCAGGGCGAATAACAGCAGAACGTTTATGTTCAGTATCACGTGCTTTATCTACTTCAATTACAGATTCAGCAATCTTTTCAACTAAACGTCCACGAACGTATGCGCGGCCCGGTGATACAATAACCGCCATCTTGCTTTCATCACCACCATTAGCTGATGTTTTCCAGCCACCAGTTGGGTTATCGTCTGCTTTAAGGTGTTCCATGAACTTAACAGTAAATGGTTTAACTGTATAATCACCAGATTCATCATATGTTCTACGTGCCAGCGTATCCATTAAATCTGCATATTCTGGCTTATTATTAATTTCTTGTAAGAAGCCTTCTTCAACTTTTGCAAGTAGAACAAAGTTTTCATCACTTGTATCAGTGAGTAACTTTTTAGTTAATTCAAGTTTAATCTGGTAACGGTCAGCACCGGGTGCTGTATAGTTGGTAGTACCTAACGCATTATCATTTAGTGTAGGGTCATCAGCAGATGTGATAACGCGCTGTACAATATCAAAACCGATTTTATATGAAGGGATAACAGTGTACTTATCTAGAGCAATAGTTTGCATTGGATTAGATACAAATTTACCATGAATGTAGAATACTGTGTCATCAACAGAGAACAGGCAACCTTGACCAGTTGGGTTATGTATATCACCAGATTCAGGTGAAGCCGCACAAGAAGGGCAGCGCACAACTACTTCATATGTTGCATACCCTTGTTCATCAAGAACTTCAAGAGTTTCACCATTAATGAATGCAGATGTAACACCATCAACCGCTGTGTTTTTATAGTTTACATATAATGTATCAGGGTCGAATTCATCTTTAGGTTCAATGTGAATAATTTCTGCAACTAGACCAGATGTTTTACCACGAATCTTACGGTCAATCATGCGTGTGTAATCTACAGCATTACCAGTTGGAGTTAAATCTTTTAGACGTACATAATTCTGGAAGTTTTTAAATTTAACACTTCCAGATTTAACCATTGAACCGAATTTGAAAATATGATTCGCAAACGTTTCAGTTTGGTTTGATAATATGCTTTGTAGCTGATTTAATTCACGAATCTGTAATGAACGTTTTGGACGAAATAGAACTTGGAAATAATTCTTATCAATATCTATGTCGTCAAAATATGGCTCACGATTAAATGTCATTCTACTCATTATAGTTTCTCAATCCTAATTTTATATTTATTCGTAGTAAGATATACAATCATTTATTTATCCTAGAATCTCAGTACGATTTTAATATCTTCGATTTGCCCTGTAGTACGAACAACAGGTGCAATGCTTTCTATATATATGACGTTACCAGAACCAGCTTCTAGTTCTTCAAGGCCAGATGTACCATCACCTGTGTAATCGTCATGTTGTGGGCCAATGTAACGTGCCGCAATTGCTTCACCACCATCCCACTCACGAGGGTCAACGATTAATGATAATTGACGGAAATCATTTTCACCAGTAATTGGGAAGTAACCACCTTCAGTATCGTCAAAACGTGCATTCACAATTGAGTAACGAGCATCTAGTTCAGTTAGAATATTTGCACCATGACCATCTTTAGGCGCAAGTACAGAAACCGCTTCAGCACCAGTACCATCACCTGTGATTGTTGCTGTAGGTTCTGAAGTATAACCAGAGCCAACATTAGTCATCTGGATAGTTTCACATACACCTGCATTCAGAATAACAGAACCCGTTGCCTGAACACCACCCGCTAAATCAGGTGCGCTAAATGCAACTGTAGCAGTTGTATAACCTGAACCGCCAGCCGTTACAATAGCAGAGCTAATTGAGTTTGATTTTGCATTCTCTTGAACCAGCCATTGATTGGAACCATCATCAGAAAGTTTTAATTTAACAGGAATGTAACCAGCAGTTAAGAATGCTAACGCATCACCAGCAGATACAGTACCCATGTACTTCCAGCCGTAACCATCTGTTGTGTATGTAATATCTACACTTGTACCTGTTGGTTCAGATGTAGAAGCTGCACCGTTATTGTTATCAACACATTTGTAAATGTTATTTGCAGATGAAAGAACATAGAAATCATTCACATACGCAAAGCTGTCAATAGTTGGGTCAAACGCATCATACACAGTACCAGATGCCCAATTAACACGTTTAATTGCACAAGAAACATTTGTTGCGTTTAGACGTTTAGCACTCATGATGTTATTAATATATGAATACTGATTACTGAAATCGTCTTGTGGGTCAACGGGTGTTTCAGCAGTTACCACTTTCCAGTTGGTTGTATCTGTATCTGGACTGTTAGCACCAACACCATCACCTGTGTGTTCAACTAAACATTCATAGTATGAACCAGAAAGTTCAACCAAATCACCAACTGTATATAGAGTAGAATCAGCCCATGCAATAACTCCTGTAAAATCATACCAAGGGGTTTGCTTACCAATTGCAACGTAAATATTGTTTTCAAAGTATGATGTGTTTGTAAATGATTCAACAAATAACCAGTCAACTGCACCATCAGAAGCAACACCAGATGTATGTGAAGGTGGGATTGCACCAGATGTACCAGAAGTTACAGCAATGTATTTGTAACTTGAGTTATAAACAACATTACCAATGCTATATGGTGTAGCAGTTTGCCATGCAGTGTAATTTTTAGTTTGGAAAGAGTTTAGGAATTGGTTAGAATTGAAAACTCTTGTTGTGTTTGTAATAATTGCAGTCATGTTTTATCCTATGTTCTCTTATTTATATGATTGTTAAGTCAGAATCTTCCATTCTATTAAATTTATCCACACAACCAGTGGTTTCAATGTTTGATAATGAAAGGTTGTCAAAATAACCAATAACCCAATTGAAATTAGGGTCAAATTTAATTTCATCTAATTCATCAAGAGTTAATCCCATGACGCAAGTATTAGCAATACCTAGATGGAGTATTAATTCTCTAAATTCTGTTTGTAATATACTACTATTTATCTCACTGAATAAGTAGATAATCTTCGTTAATGATGCTTGTAAGCGTGGTGGTAAACTAATCAGTGTATCTACAATATTTGAAGTTGTGTACATACCAAATAACTGTGTACCACTTGGGTGTGCAATTCGTTTAACTTGCTCTATCCATTTATGGGGTGAAACATCACTGCGAACAACATATGAATATTGCTGATAGTAATAACTATCCTGTAATTTAGAATAATCACTTAACCAGTCATCTTCATCTTGATATTTCTTTGGCTCATTAAAGATACATTCGATATTTGCTGATAGTGACACACCTGAACCATTACTTGATGTTACTGTAATAGTTGGTTGTGAAGTGTAGCGTAACCCACTATCATAGACTTCAATCTCATTAATCTTACCAATCGCATCACCGTTTAATGAAATGATTGCACCAGAACCTGTTGAAGATACAATAGATGCTGTTGTTGGTAATGAATAATCATAACCATTATTCAATATTCGAATGCCTGTTATTTCACCTGAACCACCAACTGTTTCAACCACACCGCTGTATGAGTAACCATTTGAACCAACTACAGGAACCGCATGTACAATATCATTGACTTCATAACCTAACCCACCGTCAACGATTGTGTATGAATCTAATGGGCCTTTTGATAGGCTTTTAATACGGGCTTTAGCGCGGCTACCGTCATCAACTGAAGTGATAACAACTTCATCATTTAATGAGTAGTTTGTTCCACCGTCATCAACATTAATGCTATTAATCAAGCCATACACATTCTCTTTAACAGTAAAACCTTCTACAGTTAATAAGATTTCCTCATCAACCTCGAAGATGCCTTCATATGATGACAAATCACATCTTAATATTCTCTGACTACCAATGTATATAGATGTAATGCCATCTATAACTGCATTTGCACCAGATGTTACGCCCTCAATAGACGCATTAAGGTTATCAGTGATTTTAAGTTTGAAAAAATTGTCACCTGTGATGTATGCATAATCTTCAGCAAAGAAATTACCACCTGAAGCCGTTTGTAAAAATTCTCTAGGGTATATAATATCAATTTCTGCACCATATAGTACGTTAAAAATGAAACGAAATGATGACTCAGAACCCTTTGAGATATAGAATTCACGAATAGATTTCAATAGCGTAGATTTATCAACCTGAATATTCTTTGGAAACGTATCCCCAAATTCAGTGATAAACATATCTAAGAAATCGTCATTAGCCGTATCAACATCTGAATTTTGCTGGAATGACTGGATGAAGTTTAGTGTGTTCCCTTCTAACTCCATCCATTCATAATACGCCTGTACAAACGCCACGAATAACTCATGGTCATTCCGAACAAATTCAGGTAACTGGTATTGAAGAATAGCAGATAACTTATCTACCATGCTTTATTACCTTCATTTTGGAAGTCTGCTACAATCTTCACTGTAAATTGATTAATCATAACAACATTATTTCGTTTAGTGAAGAAGTCTGGAAGTTTTGGTGTAGCATTTATATTCAATTTAGATTGTCCATATAAATCATTTACCTCGAAATTAACTAATCGGATTATTCCATTTTCATAATCAACTGTACCGAAAGTTTCATTAGGGAATGCAACCCATTCTTTCTTAAAGGTATCATAGTAATAAATTATGATATTGCCTTGTTTATTAGCTGCAAAGTAACAACGCTTAAGGCGATACATAAACTCATCTGATTTAACTGTTTCTGGAAGTATTTCATTCACGAAATCAACAAAGTAAGTTGCCTTTGTGTTTAGATTAACATCTATTCGTTTCTCTAGTGTTGCATCCGCATATGATGTAAGAATACTAGGATTCCCAGATTTGATTAAACTGTTAATGTTTACATCTGAATAAAACGAACCAAAACGATTTAATGTGTTATCATTATAATCATTGATAATAGCTGTAACCTCTGTGCCGATTTCACCACTTGATTTATTGGTGTTTAATGGATTGAAACGAACATTCACATCCAAGTTTACATATAGGAACTCAGGGTCAACAATCTCAGGCTCAACCGTAGTCACGTTATATTTTTTCAGAATATCATTAATAATACTATTCTTAGCCTTTGATGACAACACTTCACCAAATCTAGGTTTAATTGAAATGAATACTTTACCGTATGTTTTAGGGATATTATCTTCACCACCCCATACGTTAATAGAGTTTATATTACGATATTTAGAAAGGAGGATGTTTTTATAGTCATCCACAGTAACTAATCGGTTTTGTCTACGATAGTGATATGGGATATTGAATCGTAAATCCTCAAGAGTTTCTTCATCAACACCGCCATGTGAATCATTAACTGTAGTAATATCAACATCATAATCAGTACCTAAGTAATTAATACCACCTGAAAGGATAAATGTACGTGCATTATTACCTTCCTCACCAGATGTAGATACGAATGATGCAGATACAACATTCAGATTTGCAAGTGATTTACCGTAAATATCGTTACCGAAGAACACCTCATAATAATTTTCTTCATTAACTGCAACGAAGAAAACATTAGATTCACTGTTAATCTCATTGAAATCCTCTGCTAACGTATAACTCACGAACTCACTAGATGCTTGAGTATCATACACACTGATACGCAATGATGTTATGTCAACGTTTCTATCACGAATAATAAAACGTTGATTCGTAAGTGTATCGTCAACCAAGAAACGTTGAGCGTTGAATGCTCCTTCGAAAATACCAATTTCATCACTTGTGTAATCATACACACCCGCTGTAGTAGCACGGTTATAGATATACACATCGTCAACAATCACGAAATTACGTGAATCATTTGTATTGTTATTTGAACGAATATTAGTGCCACGTGGAAGTACAATTTTTTTATCAGTTGGTTCGTTAACCGCCGTGATTGGAATATTGAATGTAACCAAAGCCTCTGCTGATTGTTTTGAACTAGGAATATAGTTCATCAGTTTTGCTTTTGAAGTTAATGAAGCCTTTTGTGTTGCAGAATCTATGAATGATTCGTTCGCTAACATATGTGTGTAGAATCCCATATAATGAGTATTATATGCCAGCAAATCTAAAAGGATGTTCATTGAAGAACCTTTATAGTCATAATCCTTAAATTGCTCTTGAGATTTCATGTAATCAATAAAGTTCTGTTTTATTGATTCAAAATCTAAATCCTGTACTTGTAAATTATTAGCCATTTAATATTCTCTTATCTGACACGCTGTAGGAATATACGTGTTTGAATTGGTTCAATGTTATTTATCGTGTTGAATGTAATGTTCACCCCATAAGATTGTTCTTCATTATCAGGTACAACTTCTAATTCAATCACGTTTACACGTGGTTCGTGTTGTTGTATTAGGTGTTTTAAATGAGTTTCAATGCTCAATGCAGTAATTAAACTCATTGGTTCAAAAAGATAATCACGAACACCTGAATCAATCTCAGGGTGAAACTTTCTATCAAATCTACTTGTTTGGATAAGGTTTCTTAATGAACGCTTAATTGATTCATCATTATACTTCATCGGTAAATCACCCGTTAATGGGTGTGGTGTAAAATCCAAATCCAAATCAGAATATATTCGTGTTTGTTTCTTAATAGCCATTAACCACCCGCTGTAACAGTTGGGAACGGTTGCATTGCTTTAGCACCACAAGCCACAGGGTCGCCTACACGGGCAACACCCAACCCATTCGCCTTAACGGTTGATGAACCTTTCGCTAACGGCGCAACATGAATGTCAGGCCCAGTACATAGGTGTGGTGCATACATATGGGTTTCAGTTACCCACGGAATACCACCACAGAATACATTAGGCGAACCCTGTATTGCTGGTGTAGGTGGAAAACACCCATGACCGGAATTCATCATTCCCATTAAATGTGCTTGTGGCATTAATTATTCTCACATGTTTCTTCACACATAGATGAAGGTAGTGTTGGTAAATCTAGTTCTTTCGTAATCTCAGGCCACGTATCCGGTTTTTGTGGACACGTGATTTCGGTTGAACATACTTTAGTAGTATTCATTTTCTCAATAAATTCTTCTGTGCAATATGTTATCTTCTTATTGTATTTAGTCACCTTCGGAATTGATATTTCTTCTGGCACACAAACATCACACAAGGTTGACGGTAATACCTGTAACCCTTCAATAACCACTGGTTCAGGGCATGGTTCACAGAATTCGTCAACAATTTCTTCGATAACTGGCTGTGTTGATTCTTTTTCAGTTTCTTCACACACTTCTACACATAACGTATCTTTATTTATATTAACCAATCCTTGGTATTCAGGTGCAATGTAACAAATTTTACATAATTCCTTCAATTCATCCTCAGATAGCTGTTGTATTTGTGGTATTTCAACAGGTGGTATTGTTTGTGATTCGTTAATTTCCTTCAATCCATTATTATCAGCTTCACCATATGTTTTGTTTGTTATTAATTTACCATTAACATCATAAATGGGGTCAACATCAGTAAGTGATACCGAACCATCCTCATCATATAAAACGAAACCATTTATTGATTCCCCATTTCCATCAACGGGTATATCACCACCAACGGGTTCACCAGTATCTTCAACATATTCAACGTGTTCAAAGTTAACAAATTGTGAAATGAAGTTATCTCTATCCACTGACCAGTTATTATGTACACATATTTTAAATGTTCTATCTGCATAGGTAGCAGGTGAATCTAATAAAGCCGCACGTACTGTAAACACATAATCTTTAGTGATTGGCGCGCGCGCGCCGGTTTCTTCATTTTCTTTATACCAAGTGAACGTAGGTTTTTCATCATCTGAAGTGTAACAATCTTGTTCTAATGGAATCCCCTCAACCACTCCATTAGCACGTAGATTCATACCAACAGGTAACTCACCGGATTCTAGTACATAGAAAACAGGTGAATCACAAGAAGATGTTGGACGTGCAAATTCGTATGGGTTTCCATAACCACCATGATGTGAATTGAATGTACCTAATACCAACCACGGATAATCAGTGAATTCAACACTCAAGGTATAGTCGATACTGAAATCAGTTGTTAAACAGAAATAATATTCACCCGGCACACCATCATAAATGAATTGGTTGATGTTCTGAGTAATGAAAGATGTGCCTAATAAAACATATGTCAATCCAACTTTACGATATAAATTTAACTGCATATTAATACTACTAGATGTATTAGGTCTAGGGGTAATATTAAATGCCATCGTTTCATTTTCAAACATTTCAAATCTGTAGTAATCACCCTCGAAGGCATTATTAATCGTACCAACATAATCTGTGTTTGGTGTTAAATCAATAATTTCAGATGTTGGGTCATCAAATTTTAATACACAATTAACTGCCATTACTCAGCCTCATATGCAACACAATGTGCAAATAGTGGGAAATAGAATGAGTGTTCTTCAACAGCAACTTCAGGCAAATCTCTAATTCCATCGTTATCAGGGTCAAGAGCATCGTAATCCAAATCACCATCCTCAGTTAAAGGTATATATTCATTTGGTAAGCAAATGTCAGCCTCAGTTACCCATGCAACAGCCGCACCCGTAACAGTTAATGTATCAATTGCACAATGTGAACCACCATATCCATACCAAGGCTCATCGTAAAACTTAGTTTGTGCATACATGCCATCGTGGAAATCGAAAGTGAAATCAACATTACTAGCCATTGATAAATGTTCACCACCATGAGCATATAATAACCAGATGCCCTCAAACGTTAATGGAACTGGTTCTAGGCGCGAACTTGCATGAATTATTTCTGGATATAATGATTGTTCTACTGATAATTCAAATACAGCATTAGAACCATGTTCCATGTAATATTTACCATCACACCCTGTGTTATCTATTGAATCGAAATCAAATATTACAGCCTCACCATTAGGGCGTATGTAACCATGACAGAACTTAGTCCAGAATATAGGCTCAAAGTTAATGAAGTTTAGTGTTGATGGATTTTCAAACTCAATCACACCAAAATCATAAATCTTCATTGGAAGGTATGTTTCCATACTCTCACCAGAGTATGCTTCAGCCTGTAGTCGTGGTTGTGTACGTAATTCAACATCACATACAGTTACAACAGAATCACATGGATTCCAATTTGTTTTTAAACGAGTATCCGCAAACTCAAAATCTAAACTATCTAACCCTAATCTAAAGTCATCCCAATCCCAACGAATCACGTTATCGCCATATAAATGGTCAACGAAACCAGCACGGTCACAATGATTGTGATTATGGTCAGCATCATATAACGCTAAACCAGCAACAATTGGATGTGGTGTTAATATTGGGTAAATTGGAATAGCTGAATCAGATTCAGAATATGAACCATGATATGCATTCGCTTCTAACCCTTCACCTTCAGGTACAGAAATATCATTAAGATATGCATGTGAACCATGATATGCATCAGCAGGTAAGTTTGCTGTATAGTTCAGGAATGGGATATTAGCAATTGCACCATGATATGCATCAGCAGGTAGATTTAATTCTAACGCTAAATCAAAAGTAGTAGTTGCACCGTGATATGCAAGGGTGTTCCAGTTTAATTCATCAAGAACAGGGATATTAACACTTGCACCGTGATATACATCCAAGGTCATTTCAATCGCTGGATGAAGTTCAATGTCTACGGTAGCAGTTTGACCAAAGTAATTACGCGAGAATAACGCCACTGTTACAGCAAGTGTATCACCTGAACCATACCCACCGTGATATGCATCAAGTGGTAGTTCTTCACCCAACACTTCAGTTAACTCAGTATCACTAAACCACCCATGATACGCATCAGCGTTAAATGTAGTTGATGTTGCTAGTTGTGTACCATATGCATATTCACCGCTGTAAGCGTCAGCAGATAGCGCAAATGTAGGCGCAATATCGCCCTCACCTGTAGCACCGTGATATGCATCAGTGTTACCTAAACCTTCACTTGGTGAATCAGTTAAATCAGCATCAGAATATGAACCATGATATGCACCTAATCCCCACGGAACTAAAATATCGTCCAATTCAGATGTAGCACCATGATAACCATCAACAGGCAATGCAGCGGATGGGAATATCTCTAAATCTGAATCACTGTATGCACCATGATAACCATCAACAGGCAAAACAACGATTACGGATAAATCGGCATCGGCTGTTTGACCAGAATAGTTGTCAGTTTCTAATTCAGCCGGTGGATATATCTCTAAATCTGAATCACTGTATGCACCATGATATGCATCACAGTCACGGAAAAAAGAAACGGTAAGTAAATCGGCATCGGCTGTTTGACCACTGTATGCATCACCTTCCATTTCATCAACAGGATTGACAGTAAGCACACAATCAAGATATGCACCTTGATATTGTGAAACATCCATATTGAAAAATGATGCTAGAATAGCATTACATGTTTGGCCACTATATGCATCAATGCGAGGCATAATAGGTGAAACATAATCACATGATTTGAGATTGAAATTGGGTGAGGGTGTACCACAATCAAATAGATTGAAGTTAGCAACACCCGTTGCTTCTTCAACCGTTGACCACGCGAACGTATAATTGTCAACTATGATTATTTCATCAGTAGCTGAATCAAATACAAATGTGTATGATGTTGGATTGATAGGAGAATCAGCCATTTAATTTTCCTTCAGAAGGAGAACCATTATTAATTCCCCTCTTAGATTAAATGGTTGTCATCGTATTCAGCAGGTTTAACCGGCCCATGTACCCTGTATCTTGTTGTATTGTTATCAGGAATAAATGATAATACATCTAAATATCTACTGGTTGGTGGATAATATTTATACTCACCCGTAGCTCCACTACTTATGACTTCACCATCAAGTTCACCCGTAATGTGATTATAAAAACGAACAGTTGCCTCAACAGGAACACCTTGCAGTAGGGTAAACCCTTCTACTTTATAACGAGTTGTAAACATCCAACGACTTTGAATTTGTAGTGGTTCTAGTGCATATTCATACTGAACCAACTCACACATTTCACCTAATACTTGATATTCACCCGGCCCTGTGTTCATTAAATGAAGTTGAGAAGGTTTATCATTTGAAGGTGATAACGCATATGTACCTTGAGCGTTTAATTCACCATCAATGTATAGTTTTAAGTTAACTGAATCGCGCACAACGACTAAGTGATGCCACACACCATCATTCCAGTTCTCACGTTCAGATGTTGCAGGGTCAGTATCACGTGAAGAAATTCTAGTGGTTGTGTTTTCAGTGACTTCTATATTACCGGGAGCATTGATACCGCTCTTACTGTTCAACCAAATTATAAGGCCATTCCAATTAGGGTCATCCTCAACACAATGTAGCAATGTACCACGATTATATGAATTACATTTAAACCAGAATTCAATTGTATATGGGTTAGAAATATCAATAACAGGGTAGTATCTACCTACCAGTTCACGATTGATAACCGCATTACCTGTGTTATTGAATTTAGTTGAATGTGATTCGACTAGTTTATCAGGGCCGGGGAAATAATTTGAAACGCTTCCATAATAGATACCATCTAAACCACCAATCTCAGCGTACATTGTATTATCATCGGGTACGAATAATTCATTCATTCGCCAGTAACGAAAGGGTGCATCATTTTTAATTAAAGTATCATAATGTTTTGTTCGTGTGTAATGGTAACTCACTTGACTTTCTTCTATGCCATAATTGTATACAGCAATTTGGTCAAGTTTAAGTGTTTCAGTTGCAAAGTCAGTCACTGCATTTGGGCCACCATTACCCGCAATAAACCATGAATCATTAGTTACTGTATTTGGATAATTATCAAAATAATTCTCACTATCCTGACCAACTAAACGACCATTTATATACACATTAATAACAGATTGATATTCGTTTACATCAATCTGAGTTACATCATATGAAACGATTAAGTGGTTTGTACTTTCAAATATATTGATACCTAGATTGGTATCCTCATATACTCTGATATTTCTACCAACTACTGTAATATCTAAGTAGTCAGTGCCATACCATGAATCTACAGTGCTTATATTTAATACAGAACCTTTAAGGATTAGTGGTGTAACGATACTACTGCGATAACCCGGTTCACCACTCAAGCGTATCATATCAGCCTTATCTTTATAATAAAGCATTTCTACTGAGAATGAACCAAGTACAGGGAAGTTAAATGAAGATGAGTGAGCAGCCTCAAAGTGACACTCAGGCCAGCCACCATCAACTAATTGTTGCCAACCAACTGTACAAGCGTATTGGTCTACAACTTCAATAGGATTTAAAGAAATCTGCTCAAGTAAATAATCATCACCATTAACGACTAATGGGTTTTGGTTGCCTTGTTCATCGACAATAGCATTACCATTCAATCCTGTTCTATCCGAATCGAAAGTCCAGAAGGCTGAAGGTACTGCATTAAGTTGTGATTGTTTTAATCCCGGCATTTATTTTAAAACCCATGTATATGTTTTACATGACCATATACGGTCATATTTAAGTTCTTGCATCATTTCCCATTCAGTTTTATTTATATCAAATAATTGTGGATGTTTTACGGCGATTCTCGATTTCTGATACTTCATTCTACTTTCAATAGATTTATAATCTTTCGTGTAGTAATATATCGGGTCATTGATTCGAGTTAACCTAAAACCATTCTGTTTATAAACATTACCATCAGAGTATCTACAATCAGAATAACTAACAAGTACACCTTCGGGGGTGTGTTTTAGTAATTTACTGAATCCACCAACAACTCTATACCCCTGTTTTACACAAAATCTATTCAGTTCATAATCATATTGGTGGTTACGTGATTTGATAAATGTCATTACAGCAACCAATTCATCTTCATAAAACAATCCATACGCATATGAGTAATTACATGAACCTTGAACGTGATTCTCATTTAAGAATTCATTACAATTGTCTACTTCTCTAACAACTGTTTTCCTACCATGTATAGCTGTAGAAACCCCACATTTAGCCTTAATCATATTAATGATAAGGTTGAATTTCTGGTTTACTTCCTCATCCCAAAATTGATATAAATGGATACCATGTTTCTTGCATACTTCATACTTAGATTGATGGTATTGACGACCTTTAGAGCCAGCCAATTCACTATGAAACTTATATCCATTTATCTCAACTGCAACATTATGTTCAGGGAAGTAAATATCTAATTCAATACCATCTAATTTATAAGATTGTACTGGATTGAATTCTGACAACACATCAATTAACCGCCTTTCATTTAAACTGGTATTACCCGATTTAACAATTGGTATGTTATGATAATGTAACGCGTTTTGTACAGTTGGATATGACACATTAATTAAACGTGAAATGATACCAATGTTCATGTATTCTTTATATAGGTTTAATAACCAATCACGGTTTTTTAGGTTAACATGAGTTGGAACGTGTTTATAATCCACTAAAGATTTATAATGGAATTCACTCTCATACATCACATCGTCAACTGAAATTAATTCTTTATTATCATTCCAATTAGTATTGTCAACTGTAATATTGTGCTTCTTAATATATTTGCCAACACATTGTTTAGTGATACCTAATGAATCAGCTATCCCTTGATATGATTTGGTTTTACCATATGCATCTACCATCCACTCTTTATTGTCTAGTTTTTCTTGAATGTGTGGAGCAATAAATCCATGTTTTTTGATTGGCACATTATGTTTCTTGAAGTGACTTGAAAGATATTTACGGTTAATACCATATTTACTCTCAAGATTTCTCATACCCAAACCTTCATTTAAGTAATCATTAACAATCTCATCATGAAACAAATCCAGCTTCGACATAACACAACCTCATAGAGTAAACAATGGTGACAAATTTATATTATTATATATGTCACCATTGTTTACGTCAAGTGGATTATTAAAACTTGTTATAAATTAACAAGTTGCACGAGTTATACGTAACTGACCAGCAAGAATCTTCGGCGCGCCGTCGCCGTTATTAACAACTTTAGAAGTTGTAAGTGATGCTACGAATAACAGGTTATTTGTACCACCTGCATCTGAATCATATAAACCCGCACCAACAATAGTGCCCCAATTGGCAGTAGGTGTACCGAACTGAATATCCCCTGTATTGTTATATTCAAGGTTAACACCAGAAGGGCCACTCCAACCACCAGCACCAATTGATATGCGGCCATAACCAGTACCAGATGTATTTACTTCTTGACCGGGTGTTGTTGTTCCATCCAGTGAAGGTAATGCGGTGAACAGTGCTACCCAAATAGCAGCAGGGGCAGTCCATGCAGTGTTAGATAGCAGGTAAGCCATCTGTTGATTGTATAAGTAATCTGAAGTAGTTGCACTAGGCATATATAAATCCTCTTGTTATTAAGTTATACCCAACTCTTATATTTGTTTGGTTGAGTAATTTATTATTCTTTATTCCATTCTCTTATTTATACTGTACTAAAAATCCATTTCAATTACAGTGAATATGTTGCTGGTTGTGGGTCAATGAAATCATTAACCTTCGCTTCCAGAGTGGGAGCATCCACATCGTCAAACGCTACTATAAAGTATTTATCACCCACCGTTAAACCGGATGGAAATGAATAATTTCCAGCAGCATCCGTATATGTATAATCCACCATCTCACCTGACACCCTATCATACAATCTTATTAGGTTTCCAACAGATGGATTTGAATCTTTTGTTACAGGGCTTGATGGAATCTCACCTAAATCACTTGAGAAACTTCTACCATAATTATTCATTCGTAGCGGCTGTGATAGTTTACTAATACCTGTGTATAGTTTCTTTGGTCTAGGCCATGAACCAAATACCAACGAATCAATTAACACGGTATCTGAAATTACATAATCCTTCATTCCAAAGTTTAATTCATTCTGGATTATTCCATCACTATTAATCTCATTTAATACAGGGTCAGCTATACCACTGATTGGATTATCGAATCCAATTAAACTAATAACCGCGTTTGTATCACGAATCCCTTTATCTAATTCGGTTTGTGTTTCTCTAAGGTCAATAAACAATACATAGTCAATAGGAATTGTGCCATTGAAACCAGATGTATATAATCTTATCCAGTAATCACCTACTGGTAAGTTTTCATAAACAATACTTTCAATTCGAGAAAATGTTGTATAACTTGCAACTTCCCCTGAAATAACAGTTTCGTTTATATCAATCAATTCAACATAGATAGTTGCGTATGATGAATTACTGAAGTTGAAATATGCCTGTGACCATATATCCAGTCTATTAACCGCATCAGATATAGTAATCTTAAAATAATCCGAATCAGTTCCATCTGAAAAATTGCCCTCAACACTAAAGAATCCAGTGTTGGTAGATAAATCGGTTGCTGTTGCTGTTGATGAGCCGTGGTCACTCATTTAAATTACTCAACCCCCCAATCACCATCCCGTAAGAACAGTTGACCGTCATAACCACTCAATGTGTATATAGTTTCACCGGCATAAACACCCGTTCCATCTATTTGATAAATGATACCGTTCTTATTAAATGCCTGTGAGCCTAATGAATATAAAAGCCCCGGCAACTCACCCATGTATGCATTTGTTGATGTTAATCTCACTTTATCAAGATATAACCCACCATCAATCTGATTTGGATACTTCGGTACACCATCAGTGTTTGTGCCAGAACCGGGATAAGGCAAAGAGTATCCAACTTTAACTAGATAATTTAAGTAGATTATATCAGGCCCAATTGAATTTAATCCAACGGAAGCACATCGTTTGCTTTCATAACCTGTGCTGCTATCACCTGTTAATGAATTACAACCATTAGTAGGAATTTCAATTGAACCATTATGATATGTAATCATCTGGTTATATAAGAACCCACTGTAAGGCGTTACAATATCACCAAAGAATTCATGGAAGGTATATTGAGTTGTTGCACTTGCAGTGTTGTCGAATAGTACAGGTGAGCCAGATGGCGTACTTGTATTATAACCAAACCAGAAATAAACGGCACGACTGGTTGCAAAAATCATCCAAGGAACTTCATATGATGTTGATGATGCATATCCGGTTGAGAACCAATCATATGTTTCATTACCTGCCCACGGATTGATTGAAGTATTAAGGTCAGTAAAATCTTCAGCCACCTCAAAACTACAATATGGTTGTGTTGGAGTTACCTGATAATCATATAACTTTATACACTGTTGTGGTGCGGTTGGATTAGCTACACTTGCGCCTTGTTTAAGAACAAAACTACTAGCATCACTGAAAGGTTTGCTCCATCCAGCCGCTGCTTTACCTGTATAACCGTCAACCAAACATGCAGTGAGCAGTGCCTGAAAAGATGCAGCAGTTTTTAAATATACAGGTGCATTTGCATCTTGCCATGAATATACTATTGGACTTGCCATTTAATTATTCCTCTAATCTATAATTAACTATATTTATATACATTATTCAACCCCCCATTCACCATCATGGATGAATGCCTGACCATTATATGTATTTACAATGTAGATATTCTTACCTTCATACCCACCAACCCCTTTAAATGATATGTCATCCGTTTTATCTTTATCAAAATATCTACCATGTATATGATATAGAAGGCCGGGCATTTCACCAACAAGAGCAAACTCATTTGTCAATCTAACCACATCTAATTTTAATGAATTATCAACTGGATTATCTTTTGAGTTATACCCTTGTAGTGTAAAATTAAATCCTAAGTAACCGTTATCACCCTTCGATTCGGGTACAAGTGTATTATAATACGCTCTACTATAAGCAACTCTATTATCCTTCAAGCTTCCACAAAACGATTTGTTGCTCGCTGATGTACCTAACTGAGTTATAAAATGCGTTAAATATGTTGATGATGTACTCGAAGTTGAACCCAACACATACATGGTGTTTCTAGTATTCCACTCATGATATGGTGTATAATCCCCAAAGAATCCATTGAAATTATACCCTCTCTCTAAACTATTATTACTTGAGAATTTATCAGGTATAGAACCAGATACAGTATTGTTATATCCAAACATAAAATAAACAGCGCGACTTGTGGCTAATATAATCCACGGAACCTGATATGCTGTGCTACTACTATATCCTTTCGGGAATTTTAAATATGTGTCTGGTATACTAGAATCATGCCAACTATCTACTGGTGTGTTTAAATCAGTGTAATCTTGAGCGATTTGATAATGTGCGTAAGCACGAGTCGTACTCGCCTCAAAATCATATATCTTCAAACAATGTTTTAATGGATTTGTGCCGCCTTGTTTTAGAATTAAACTAGTTGCATCTTCAAAGGGGATACTCCAACCTGCACCAGCCTTTGTGCCATATCCATCAACTAAACAGGCACGTAACAGTGCAATGAATGAACTCATCGTATTGCTATAAACAGGTGCGCTATCGTCTAGCCATGTATAAACTGTAGGTTTTGTCATTATAAAAATTCCTTAAAATGCAGGTACAGGGCCGGGTAAATTAAAATGTACCTGTGCGCCATCAAGATATGAATTACCACCCGCATTCATTACTAAATCACCACCAACTTTCAATTGGTATTTACCATGTATATATTCATCCTTATTACCCGTCACTTCTGATTTACAATCCCCATCAACTAAAATATTAGCATCACCATTTATGGTAATATTCAAGTTTCCAGTAACGTGCATATTTTTCCCATCAAGCACAATCTCATAATCAGCACCAACTACTTTAGTAACCTTCGTACCATCAGGATGAATTTCTTCAAATGTTCCTGATTTATGATATGTGTGAATACGTTCTGCACCTTCTGTGTCATCAAACTCTTGAACATGACCACTTTCAGTTTCCTTTACATGATTGTATGGGTATTCAGCTGCATATGGTGTTTCTGGTTCATCCCAGTTCCCTGAACCTAATGCAAGCGAAACACCTACTTTAACCCCATCTTTTTTAGATTGGACTATTGTTTCTTCTATTTTTTCATTACGTGCTAACCGATTGGTATCTGGTTCGCCTAGATAAGCATCTTTAGGATACACCCCATTAGGGTCATTGAATCCTTGATTTTTATCTTTAGATTCTGGTTTACCACCCAATGTACCCATAATTACAGGGTCATGAGCGTTATGACCATCACGGAAGAACCCAACTACCCACGTACCCTCCACAACACCTACAGGGGCTTCACCTAAGCCGTTCATAGCCGCTGAAGTGATTGGTTGCATAGGGTAGGCCCACAATAGCTTATTTGTCGCTATATCACCCTTATCAGCCGTATGGTATCCACCAATGCGCACACGTACACGCCCTAACATCTCAGGGTCTAATCTATCCTCAACTACGCCTATCCACCATACAAATGAACCCATTGAGAAGGCCATTGATTCATTTTGATTGTTTTGTATCATATTGATTCCAAAGGGTTTTAAAAATTAATTTAAAATAAGTTAAAATAATGCTTGACAAGCATTTGACAGCTTGATATGCTGCGCATGTGGCCGCAATGATATTATATTACTAATTATTAATTACGTTATTAATTACGTTATTAACTAATACGTGGTGTGAAACACCACTCGCCTACGGCGATAACTAATATCTGTTACTCCACATGTAAGTATAATATTAATATGTGGTGTTGTTAAATAACCTCAGCTGGTTGTATTGGCCCAGATATTTGAGGACATATATTAGGTGTATTATTAATACATACTATATCATATTCTGTTGATTCTATTAATCCTGTAAAAGTATAGGTTCCGTCAACCGCAGAACTCACAACAGAATCAACCAATGTTCCATTACTTCTTAAATACAATCTAATAATACATGCCGCTAATGCATCTTGAACCTGAGTTACACCTGATATTTCAAACTTGTATATTGCAGCATCATAATGTTCAGCAACTTGAGTTGGTGTTAATTCACTATCCCATAAAGCAACCTCATCAATAGAACCAATTAATGGTTCTGGTGTTGAAGCCCAACGTTGACCAATATTCAAATCTGCTGTAGAAACTATACTGCCGCTTAAAGAATTAATTTCGTATGTAAGTGTTTTTTCTACACCGTCAACAAACATCTTAGCACCTGTAGAACTACCAGTGCCGCTATATGTGACCACTACATGATGCCATTCACCATCAGCAAAACCTTCTGTTGTGGTCATTCTTAATGTATCACTAGACCAATTACTAATTGATGTAAATCTTATATTTCCAGTGCTATCTAACAGGGATAATTCCCATCCAGTGTAAGATGAAGATTCAAGATACTTAGATAGTAGAAATTGACGACCTGTTGTGTTTGATGTTTTAAACCAACATTCAACTGAGAATGCACCAGTAAAATTTAATGATGTATCATGAGCAACAGATGCGTAGTTACCTGAAGATGTGGTAATTGCTGTGTCAGTATCACCATCTAATGCACCAGTGACACCTAGAGTTGGAGTACCAATATACGTTCCATCGTTTGTATCAACTTCATCAACAGCCACAGTACCACTTGCTTCACCTAAACGCCAATATGCAATAGGTAAATCCGCTAAGATATCATCATTATATGCCATTAATATTTCTCACTCATCCGCTTCTTACTCAGTTCCATAAAGATAGTATATTCTTTTCCAATTACATGACGTATCGCTGTAACCAGATAATCACCTTTCAAATATTTATCATGCCTATCTTTAGTTGAATCCTGATGTGATGGTAACAGAACTTGGATTGTTCTACCTAACTGGTCATATAGACAAACATGACCGGGTATATCTACTAACAGTCTATTTGTTTCCAGTTTCATAATGCTGGATTTTCGTGAACCCTTCCATTGTTTATGTGTTTCATTAGGCACTAATCCCTTCTCCATAACACCACCATGTACAGGAACAAATGAAATATTAGCATTACCTGCATTCTCAAATATATCGCCTTTAAATGGTGCATAGGTTTTATCAGTCGCTAAATCATCTCCATAATTAAATGTTGATGTTGTGAATTTCTTATTAATTATGTCATGTGATAATGTTTTACTACCAAAGAACCCCATATCAAAATTAGGCAATGCATCAAATTGATTAATAAACTGATATTGTTGAATGCTTATGAATGCGTCATCAACATCCTGTGATTCTTTTTTAGCGTTAGGAATTATCTGTTTCAATGACAAATCGGTTCTATCATTAAACATATCCTCAATTGAAGAAAATGCAAATTGACCCTCATCTGTTTGAAAGAAACAGAAATCAGCACCAGCATTCTTTGTTTTAGAGAATATAGTCAACCACTCAATTGCAGCGAAGGGTGATAGGTTAGGTACAATAACGTTGTATCTATTTGAATCAGAACTTGATTTTGTAATATCACCAAACACATCAGAGTCATTTATAATACTTCTAGCGATTTTATCTGTTGTGCCATCATAGGCTTTACTGATGCGTGATTTCTGGTCATCAAAATATTCAGGCGCGATACATCTAACAATATAGGTATAAGTTTCTTGTTTAACCATTTCACGGTTGTCAATCTTATACACTATGAAATTAAATGGTTTCTTACCTTTACATGGTTTAGGCGCACTTGTTTCAAGTAATATCTCAACTTCAGAACCCGGCATAATAGGCAAATTCATTAACTGGTTCTGTGTATCGTAGAACATTAATGTTGCGCTCCACACAGGTGAAAAAATATCCTGATAGATTTCTGTTTGACCAACAATCCCTGATACATCAACACCATCAATGGTTATAACAATTTGGTCATAATCTTTAGGAAATCTTGTAGTCATTAAACATCTTCCACATTAAGTATTTTTCGTTTCATTAATCTTTCAAACTGGATAACAAAGTCATTCAGATGTGTTCTATCCAATATTTTTATTTGACGTTTTTCTGTATTCTGCTCAAACTCATATTCCATATTAGTCACTATTCCGATATTTGCGGGTAGTGGAGAACTTGAGTCTATTAAATCTTGATATTCAATATGTGAAACCTCATCGACATGATAACCTGTGTTTAAATCCACAAAATGGTGAATACCAGTTGGATTCTCATATTTAGATGCTGTATATGAGGATAATTCCTGTTGAGTCAATGGCCAATCATAATATGGATTTACAATACTATTGATTAATAGAATAACCCAATTAAGGTCAGAATCACCGTAAAATCTATATGCAACATCTTCAGGGCGTTCACCATCTTTAATCATGTGGTAAAAATAGAGGGTTACATTATCAATTTGGTCATATCTTACAATGATTGAATTGAATATATTAACGGCTTGTCTACGAATACCATTACCATCAGCATCATATAATAATGTGTTGAATTGTTTAAAGAATGCCATTAGTAACCACCATCAATATCTTTACGTGTAAGAATTTCATTTTCACTGAATTGGATTCGCAGTTCAGTTTCACTAGGAAAACCATTACGCATTGTTGCGTAGAATCCAGCACCTGTGTAATTCACATGAACATCTGTGATTACACAGTTCTTAAATTTGTTTAACCATTTGTTTGTAACTTTAGTAGAATCACCCGGCTGGATTTGTAGATATTCAATTTTGACTTCGTTTGGATAACCTAAGAAATTATCACCCTCGACGTATTCAGGTAATGCGGCTGTACGAAAGGCTTTAATAATGTCAGCGATAATCTGTGATTCTTGTTCGTTTCGTGGTGCGAATTTAAACACAAACTCAAATGTTCGGAAGTTAACACCACGGAATAACATTTTTATGTAAGGGTTGCGGATTTTACCTTGCTGTAATGCAACCAAATCCTCACCAGAAACAGCACGGCCAGTTGCAGCACCTTTAAGCATTTCCTCAAGGCGCAATCCAGCACGTGAACCTAATTCAGATAATGCTTGGCGGTATCCACCCTCACCATTATTCATGAATTGTTGACCAATCCATCCAATGCCTTGTGAATCCCATGAAATGTTAGTTGGGTTTTCAAATGTTTCAGGCATATATAGGTAGATGTTTTTATCAATAAGTGTTGATTTTGAGTCGTTACGGCGCACTATTGAAAACTTCACAGCAGAAACTAGCTGGTCATCATTAGTATCAAGTTTGTTAATTATGCCTTTGGGATATTCCAAATCAGCCATTTAAAATCCTCATTTGTATTTTCTAATATTTATACGTGACTAAATATCTATATGGGTAGAAAATCTTACAAAGGCAAATACACGCCGATTAATCCACATAAATACGTAGGTGATGCATCTAATATAGTATTTAGGTCGCTATGGGAAAGAAAACTCATGAAACACCTTGATAATAATCCCTCTGTGTTGAGATGGAACAGTGAAGAAGTAGTGATTCCGTATTGGTCATCGGTGGATAATAAACAACGTAGATATTTCACCGATTTCATGGTTAAATTAAGAAAGCGGGATGGAAGTATTGGAAATGTATTGATTGAAGTAAAACCTTATAAGGAAACAATACCACCCGTTACACCTAAGCGCATGACACATAAAACTAAAATGCGTCATCTTGAAGAACAAATGACATTTCAGCGCAATCAAGATAAATGGGAAGCTGCACGTCAATGGTGTGGGGAGAGGGGTGTAGAATTTAAAGTTATGACTGAATATGAACTCGGTATCAAAAAGAGAAAATAGATTATGCCACGAATTAAACGAATACCACAATCTAAGCAGATACAGAAGTTCCAAGAACGCCTGAAAGGGTTATCTGGTAGAGACCTCGCACAACAATCTAAAACATCCATGCAATGGTTTAGAAAATCTGTTATGCGTCGAATGGGTAAAGATAAAACATCTGAACAGCGTACAGGTGGTAGAAATTGGGTAAACAGTAAATTAGGTGGTGGTGATGTACAAGGCATTCAAATCACCAAAGTACCTGAAATCGGTAGAATGATGTTCTTCATGTATAACCCGAAATGGGCTAAAGAATTGAAGTATTATGATAAATTCCCGTTAGTGATTCCAATTGGTTATTATCCAGATGGATTTTTGGGATTAAACATACACTATTTACCCTTCATCCTAAGAGCGAAGTTACTAGATGCATTATTTACATTACATGAAAATTATAATGATGAAGATTACGTGAATGTTTCATATCAAGTTTTAAAAGGTATTGGTAATACAGTATATAAACCAACTATCAAGCGATATTTGTATAGCCATGTGGCAAGTACATTCGCAGTTGTACCCTTCGATGAATGGGAAGTTGCAGCTATGTTACCAGTAGAAGATTTCCGTAAGGCTAACAAACGTGAAGTTTGGGCTGATTCAAAAGCATACGTGGGTAGATAAATGGCAGAACATAGAAAAAAGTCGATAGATGATTTTATTGCACAGATTAGTGAAGTTGGTTTGGCTTCACCTAATCGCTATTGGGTAGAGTTTCTTTTACCTCGTGGTGTAAGTGGTTCAGGTGGTGAAGTACGTGAGGAAAGCACATCAGGAAAGATTAAAAGTGTAGAAACCTCTTCTATCCAGAATGGTAAGTTGTCAATCATGTGTAATGCAGCACAGATGCCGGGCCGTTCATTCATGACAGTAGAACATAGACATTACCAAACTCCAATTAAAATACCATATGCAACTCAATATGACGATGTATCATTTACGTTTACAACTTCACAAGATTTCCGTGAACGTAAGTTTTTTGAGATATGGCAGGAAACTATTGTTAACATTAAAACCGGAACAATGAATTTCTATGATGAGTATGTATCTGATATTAAGGTTCATCAATTGGATAGAGAAGGGCAGATTTCATATTCAATATTAATTAAAGATGCATATCCTATTAATATTGGTGCGGTAGATTATTCATATTCAACACAGAATGATATTCAAAATTCAACAGTTAGCTTCTCCTATAAATATTGGGAAGCAATACCTGTTGATTATGATAAGTATAAATATCCAGTTGGAATTGCACCAAACCAAAGCAAACTAGAAGATATTATTGATGGTTTCGTAGATTACGCAACCGATTTATTTACATTTTAATATGGAGTTAAATTATGGCATTACCTAAACTTGAAAGTAGTAAGTTTGATTTAACCTTACCTGTAAGTGGTAAGAAAATCAAATTTAGACCTTTCTTAGTTAAAGAACAAAAAGTCATCCTACAAGCAATTGAAATGGGTGATAAGAGTCAGTTAGTTAACGCATTACATGATGCATTAACCGCCTGTACATTTGGTGAAGAAGTTGATTCATTACCAATCGCTGATATTGAGTATCTAACCGTTAAACTACGTGCTAAATCAGCCGGTGAAATGTTAGACCTTCGTTATCGTTGTACTAACACTATTCCAGCAGGGCTGGGTAAAAATCCAGAAGGTGAGGAAGTTGATTTACCTGAACATGAATGCAACACATCCATACCAATGAAGTTAAATCTATTTGACATTGAGTTATATTTTCCCGAACAGGATAATAAAATAATGTTCACGGATAACGTTGGTGTGATGATGAAAAACCTGTCATATGGTGATTGGAAACTATTACAGGAAACTGAATCACCAACTGAACGTGGTTTATTAACAATGTTGTTTTCAATTGATTATGCTTTTGATGCAGATGAAATCTATAAACGCCCTGACTTTACTGATGAAGAATTATCCGAATGGTTGGGTGAGTTGGGTTCTGCTGATTTAGGGAAAATTGAGAAGTATATTAAAGCATCGCCTAAATTATATAAAGAACTAAAGATTAAATGCCCTTCATGTGGTCATGAAGAAACCGTTAAGTTGGAAGGGCTAGACGATTTTTTAGAATAATCTTTGGTCATGGTGAGTTAATGGCATTGTATAGAACAAACTTTACAATGATGCATAATTTCCAATACTCGTTAAGTGAAATAGAAAACATGGTTCCATATGAAAGGGAAATATACACACTCATGTTAATTGAACATCTTGAAAAAGAAAAAGAGAAACTTAAAAGTAGGAAATAGCTATGGCTGAAGAAACAACACCAGTAAATAAAACTACAATGGGTGCTATGATGATGGGTGCGTTTAGACGAGGCCCACGTCAGAACGCCATGCAAAAATCTGAGCAACTTTTAAGTTCATATAACGTAGAACGTACTGAGTTGGATTCATCTGCGCGCGTTAAAGATTTAGAGACAAACATTGCGGAACGTGTTGCTAATAGAGTACAACAATTAACTAAGGCTGAACGTAGTGGTAAAACAGTAAGTGATGAGGATAGAGTAAACGCATTTGATGAAGATGAAGTTACTCAGTTCTATGTGAGTGAGTTAAAGGGATTGGTTGGTGATATAGGTGGTATGTCACGTAGTATGCTGAAGAATCAGATGAAACGCATGGATGTGTTAATGGAAGGTTTAGCGGATTCATCTTCAGATGAAAAAGAGTTCTTAATGGATGAGTATTCAAATTCATTAAGATTCCTACAGGCTGAATATAAGAAACGCTCAAATATCGCAAGTAGAGCAACAGCGAAAATGGGTGACTTAGCAGAACAGTATATGGACGTTCGTTCAATGTATTCTGGTTTCGTTGATGACAACCCTATTGCAATGGCATTGTTCCGTGTAGCAGGTGACGCTCTATCCAGTTATCGTGAAAATAAAAAAGCACAGAAAGAACTTATCTCAAATGATTTGCACCGTCAATTCATGGCTGAAAAAACAGAAGAAGATAAAGTTACAGCCCTTGAAAGAGAACAAGAGCGTAATAAAGAACTTGCAGAACTTGAAGAAAAAGCAATAAAACAAGATAGACAAGTTTCACCTGTAAGTATACCTGAAACTGGTGCCGATTCTATGTTTAGTCGTGAATCAAAAGTTGAAGGTGAAGCCGCAAATGAAATGATGAAGGTTGAGGGTGAAACTGACGATAGATTAGATACAGAATTTCGTCGTGAATCAATAGAACGTGATGAGCGCATGTTTGAAAAAGTTTCTGATATTCATGATTTACTTGAACTTGGTAATGAAAAGAAAGATGAAAACGAAGAAGATGTTGGTCTATTAGCTGGAATTGGTAATAAGTTTAAAGGTATTCTAAAATCAGCAGCACCATTACTCGTTATGTTAGCACCATTGATGAAACTAGGTTTAGTTGGATTAGCTGGTGCGGCTGGGTATGCGGCTGGTACATGGATATATGAAAAGTTTATCGAAGGTACAGCATTCAGTGAATGGTTAGGTGAATCAATCCATAACATTATCGAGGGAACTAAACAACTATGGAGTGATGTTGCGAACATATTTAATAACTTTGGTGAACATATGTCAAACATTGGAGACTTTGTTAGTTCATTGGTAACAGATACCTTTGATTCTGTTAAAGGTGTTTATAATGATTTGGCCAAAATTATTGGTGACAAAGTAGATGCGGTTAAAGATTTATTCAGTATAAGTGATGAAACCAAAGAAAAGGTTGCTGGTTGGTTGGATTCTAGCCTAAATGTACTTGGGTTAGGTGATGGTGCTGCATCAGATGAACTGGCCAATAATGTGGCCAATAATTCTATGCGCAATAATAACAGCATTGGGATTGCTGGAACAGTTGCACCATTTAATATGACCGCAGCAAATGATTCAGATGGTGAATTACAGAGAATGCGTCAACCACATGTGCTTAAAGATGGTAATTATGTAAGTGCCGCCGAGTTAGCCAATGCGTCATCTAAAAATAATCTGGATGTGCCTGTTCAAAAAGCACAGGAACAGAAACTTAATTTGATTGAGAATCAGGTTAGTGAGATTGAATCAGAAAAGGAACGTGCTAATGTAGCGATTGTCGGTGGCCAGAACCTGACACCAAAATCAACTAAGAAATCAGTCCAGTCAACTAGCGGAACTCAAGCGACTACCCCATTAGCCAGTGCTAGGAACCCTGACAGTAGCATACAGCGTAATACTGATAGAATGGTGGGCCGTGGTATGGGTTAAAAGAAAAAGGGGCTTAGAAGCCCCCTTTTCGTTCTAGGTTAAAAATTTAGACCTTAATCTTCATCTTCATCTAGCATTTTCTGAAACATATCAACGTCATCGTTGTCATCTTTGTCAAATGGCACGTCATCGTTGTCATCTGAAGATGCCATGTTATCAGATTTTTTCTTAGGTGATTGATATGAACCACTCGCATCAGAATCATTGTCATCGTCATCAGCAGTAGATTTATTTACCTTGCCGTTGATAGCACGATTAAATTCAGTTTCAAGTTTATCATATTCCTTAAATTGTTTAGGGTCGATAAATTCTTGAAGTGAATATGAAGAATTCCAAAGTTTTTCAATTGCATCATCGTCATCTGAGATTGCATCAGGTGTATCGAATTCAGATTTATCATAGTTAGTGTAATCATCAACTTGACGAATCTTTAATTTGAAATCAGCACCTTCCCAAAAATCAAATGGGTCAATAGCAACTTCATCTTCAAATTCAGGGAACATCATACCTTCAATTTTCTTGTAGATTTTCTGACCGAATTCAAACAGGAATACTTCACCTTCATTTTCAGGATTCTTAGAATCTTTAACAACCATGATATTTGCAACATACTTTTGTTGACGTTTACGTTTACGAACAATATCTTGATTAGCAGGAATATCAGTATTCCATAACGTTGAGTTTGCTGTACATACTGGACATTCATTACCAATTGATGTTGGGCAGCTATTTACAAACCATTTACCAGTAGGTGTTTTAAACATGTGGCGGTAGTATGTTACAAATGGGGGTGCATTTTCACCAACAGTTTCAATGTCAGAAGGGGATGGTTGTAGGAATCGAATTACTGCATAACCATTACCGGCTTTATCAGTTTCACATTTCCAATAGCGTTCATCAATTTTACGGCTACTAGATTTTTCGTTTTCGATTTTTGATTTAAGGGATTCAGAACGAGCCTTGCGGGATTTTTTTAATTGAGCAAATGTTGCCATAATTTTTTACCTTTTTATTGTTTTTATTATTTTGTATTTTTGTTTATTCTTCTATGAGAACATTACTATTTATACAAGTTAGGTTGTCTAACTAAGTTTTCTTTTGAGTAATTGTGCAAATATTCCAGTTGCTGGGAGTTGCAAAAACGTGTCAAATTTCTCTATAGTTATTTTTATATCACCCCATAAGGGATTGGTACATTTTATTTTTGTTGTGTACCCCAACAAGCGATTTAATATAACACAACTTTCCATTGTAATCAAATCTATTTTTCTAAGTTTTTCGACAGGTGGTAATTCACCGGATTTACATAGGAACATTTCTTTGAAAGATAATCCATTCTTCTCAGCAACATCTAATATTTGTTGAACATCTTTTTGAAACACTCGCCTGATTGATTGCATGTTCTTTAGATGTTCATCCCACATTAAATATGATTCTTCTGAATCTAAGTCACCAATCCAACCTACATTCCCCGAATATGCAAAGCAGGTTGCAACATATTCAGGGAAATCGGATTTGAACTTCTTACCTAATTTACCGTAGAAGAATTTACCTTTCGCTTTGGTGAATGCATTAAACTTTGCATTCACCTTCCCATTATATTTTTTATAATCATATGACGGTCTAGTGAAATGGGCCTTAACCGCTAGAAACTTTTGATAGGCTTCATACGGTTCCATTGTTATTCTTTACCTTTATTCAATTTCGCCTTTATTTTATCATTAATAGATGTTGGTTGTTGCATATCTACAACAGGGAATGGTTCTTCTTTCATGTTAAAGAATTCTGTTACGTTTACGTTTTCTTCACCCTGCATAGATTCACGGATTAAACCTTTCTGTTCACCCACACTATTATGAAATTCCTGTTCAGCTAATAAAACCATTGAGTCAATTTCATCGGCACTTGGTTCTGATTTCTTAACAGCTTCCACTAATTTACTACTTAAATTATCCAGTATAACTTGAAGTGTTGTAAATTGTTCTGGTGTGATAGTATCATTCAATGCAACCAGTGATGTTTCGAGTCTATGTTGTATACCTTGGAATGTTAAATCATCTACCATAACTTTCCTCCAACTCAGTAACTTTACTTTCAGTTAAAGCCATTAGTTCTTTTGTGTTATCCCATTTACTTTTAAGTTCGGGGGCGTTTGCAACCAATATCATGCAGATAGTAACGAACCCAACTATTTTATCACTTAGCGCATTAACGTCTAACCCGTTTTCTTCACTGTTCTTCGTAATTTCAAGAATACCATCACCTTCCTTAATTAGAAAGGCTAGATTTTTATCGAAGTCGTTACACTTTTTTAGTTTTTCATCAAAATTCATATTAATTTCATCCTATAATTGTTAACTTGATTTTGTAATTCTATTCACTCATATGTATCTAATGCCTTTGGTTGTTTGACACCTTTTAAACACCGCTTTTCTAAAGCAGCAACCTTAATTTTATCTTTCATTGATTTATCCAGTAAATGCAAAACATCTTCAATTTCAAGAAGATTATCTGCACAGAATGATGTTATGGATTCGATAATATCAAGGTTGTTGGTGCTACTAATTTCTGCTATTCGTATTGCAAATTGTTCTTTTGTACTTTTCTCAATATCATGCATATAAAATTATTCCCATTTCCAAAAAATATGATTACCAACTTCTGCGACCTTGCGCATGTTGCTATTCCATGATGGAGCAACATAGTTTGCGTGATAATGGTCAGCCCCTTTAATTGGATGTGTCATGAAATCGTAATTATAATAAATCACCTTCGATATAGCAACCGCTTTTTCATATGCATCTATTTCATAAGGTGTATCTGTTTTACCATCACAATACCAACTGAACTGACAATCCCTTCTACCAATATGATACCCTTGTTTAACAACTTCACAAACGGTATCTGGAAATCTTGTTTCGCGTACACGTTCCATTGTAACCATAGCAACTGCAAGTTGGCCGATAACAGGTTCATTCCGCGCTTCATGGTATATGTTCAATGATAAACATTCTAATTCTTCAACTTCATTCGCATGAACATTGAAAGAAAAGAATATTAAAAATAGAATTATAATGGTTTTGAATTTACTCATTTAACTTTCTCATATTATAAAAAAGAAAAGGGGCATTGCGCCCCTTAGCTATTTGGTCATTTCCCAACGACCACGTACACCGGCATCAGCAGCGTATGAAGCCGCAAACGCATCCGGTTTAATTTTAGGTTGAATATTACACACACCTAAAATATAACCAATCGCTTGTTTAACCACTGCACTTGAAGCATATTCTTTCTTCGGATTAACGTCAAGATGAATCTCAACTTCTCTATCTTCAAGTTCTTCAGCCAGTGTTAAGTACAGTTCAGATACTTTATACACTTCATTCATTAAACGCATACGTGGTTTATCCACTTGGTCATAGTCACGCTCTACATCCGTGTAACCAAAGATTTTACATCCATGAAGGTTGTTGATATGAACCACAAGAACAACAGTGTAACGAGCATACCATGTATTACCTTTGCGATATTTTTGACTATCACATCCAAGGTATACACGTGAATCCTCACCCACTTCAATTAAATAATCTTTAATCTGTTCAATTTGTTCTTGTGTAAACATCATAATTACCTACATTTATTTCACCTTATATTAATTGTACAATGGCCTATTATTCTCATCGACCTCAATGCGTGTTATTAATGTAGTGAGGCACGTAACTTGTGTTGAATCTGTATTTAAAACCGCTGAATTATCAGCAACCAGATACGTAAGTAAATCCGCTTCATTACATGTGTATTTTGGATATGGAATATCGGTTTCTACACCATCAATTATACCAATGAAAACATCCAGTGAAACAGCTTCATAGTTTGAGTTAGCAGGTAGCGTGGGTTCCACATCTAATTTACATCCACTTAACGCAAACAAAAACACTACAGTTGTTAAAAATTTAAACATAATATTTACTCCATTTGTTGAATAGATATTTATACATCACCTGTTTGTGTGATGCGAAATGTGGCGGTAGGTGAAGGATTCGAACCTTCGCACCCATATTTCAGAATGTACGGGTTAGCAACCCGCTGCTTTCGACCACTCAGCCAACCTACCATGTTTTTACATATTGGTTTCCGTATTCTAAATTTGCATATTCTTCTGGAACTTGTTTTCTCATTTCACGAATCTGTTTCAAAGTCATATTCTCTAAGAAATTTGTAACAGAATATGTTACATGTTTTCCATCATTCATTCTTAGTAAATCGAATAGTATATCAGGTTTACCCATTGCATGATTAAGTAAATCGTCAACGGTACGGGTTTTCTTAGCAGTGCCTACATAATAACCATCTTCAGCTAAGAATATTGGATACCCTGATTGTTTTACCTGTTTGTCTAGGTGATATTTCTAAATACATAATCTATTCCTCTATTAAAACCCAAAAATGTCACGAACACCTTGAGCGTTCATGTAAATCATAAAAACAGGTTCTTCAATTTCAAGTTTAGGTAGAACCTCTGTTTGAAACTCAATCAAAGCATCATATGTATCATTAATATCAGGCTTAACATTAAACCCAATTAGATGCTGTAAAGTGTTTTCAAGATTTACGGTTGTGTAAAACACAATGTAATGATTAAACGACTCTAAATCCATAATTACTCTCACTTTAATTTGGCAGCCCGTACAAGATTTGAACTTATGATACGTGATTCAAAGTCACGTGTGTTACCGTTACACTAACGGGCAATAGAAATTTTATTTGGAGTACATAGTGGGATTCGAACCCACGAATAACGAGTTTGCAATCCGCACCTTTAGACCACTCAGGCATATGTACTCGAAATAAAACTTAATTTGGCAGGGGATAAAGGATTCGAACCCATAGTTGCGGAGTTGGAAACCGCCGTGTTACCGTTAACACTAATCCCCCATTATTTTATTTACGTTTTCTTTTATTCACCATTCCATCATTAATTTCAAACTCTTTTGACTTCACTTGATTGACATTGATGTTATCATAGTGTTTATATACACTTAAGGGGTAATAATAAATTTCCCCTGTTTCATGATTAACACCAACCATCCAATCTATCTTTTCATCTGCGTAACTATAACTATAACGAATGTTCCCATTAATACTTGTACGCTCTTTACCTTTTGATGAACCTCTATTATTGGTTTTAAATGAATTATTTTTCAATGTTTTAATCTGAAAGGTTTTAAATACTCTGTTACCATTACTGGTTATTTTTTCTATAACCAAATCATAAACTGTATCCCTTGAAGATGGAAATAAAACCACCCAACCTTTTTTAATTAAATCCTGTACAACCAAATATTGAGATAAATCAGCAGTGTTATTGCTCTTTATCTGATATGCCAAATTACTAACCTTATTGTTATTATTATATGGTTCTATTTATTCATGCGACTTACAGGCATATCCCCGCCGCGCGATTGGTGGTAGAAGTGGGATTCGAACCCACACACCACGCTACTAACGTGATTAACTGTTTTCAAGACAGCAGCCGTTACCCTGAATCTTTCGGCTTACTCTACCTTTATTCTTTTAAAAATTCTTCACCTATTTCAACTAAGCGGTCTACTAAAACTTGGTGTTTACTACCTACCTTTGATTTATATTTACCACCAGAATTAAATCCAATGCCATATATTTTTCTTTTTACTCATTGACGTAACCTAAAAACATAAATTCTTCTTCAACTATTGGTAATCTGAACAGATAGTTTTTTGAATTACTACCAACATCACCACCAATAACTTCTCTGTGCCAAAGTTTGTTTTTAATCATTTTCTTTAACTTGTCAGTTTCTATAATATACACACCGATTTTATTATCAGGGCTGTGTACTTTATATAGATAATAATCTGCTTTTGAAACCGCTATGCCTGAACGCCTACCCCATGATTCAGTTTCAACACCGATATTTCCGGTTTTCTTACATGTAAAATCTTCTTTAACTTCAACTGTACATTCAAAACGATTACGAACATTAAATTTCAAATCATAATCTGAGTTGTTGCAATGTTCAATAAACTGCATCCCATCTAATTTACTACATAGGAACTCAGCCATTTGATTTTCAGTACGTTCAGCAATAGGTAAATCTTTATTAAAATTATAATGAGGCATCGACTACTCTTTTTTATTATTTTTATTATTATAATAACAAGATGCAATTTAGGTCAATTTAAAATATTGAGTTTTTGAGATTGCAGTTTACATCTTTAATTTATTTCTAGTTATTGTACATGAATATTATCTCATGTCAATTAAATTTTGGTGCGGAATGTAGGTTTCGAACCTACCTCTTTCGGGCTTCAACCGAACGCTTTCACCAGATTAGCTTATTCCGCTTGTTTACGTAACATAGAAGGTAACGATTCATTGGGTACACGGTTAGTCAATCCTTCTGTATATCCTAATGCATACGCTTCAAATCTATATGCGTTTCCCTTAAAGGGATTAATATATGATGATGAGATGAATCCATCTTCATATCCAAGATTATATGCATTGCATATTTTTTGGATATTTAATTCACTTTGGTTATCCATAATATCACCTATATAAAATATGGTCACGGAGTGAGGAATTAAACCTCACAATTCTTCCCCCATATGGGAAGTGCTTTACATTTAAACTATCCGTGATAATTTGGCGACTCATAGGGGAATCGAACCCCTCTTTCCGGTTAGACAGACCAGCGTAATTGCCACTATACCAATGAGCCATTTTTTATTTTTCGTATCTTCTTTTCCATTCAGCTTTACATTCTTCACGTGTATGTGAGTCATAAAAATTATCATCTTCCATTGAGTTACTTGTTTCATTATACCAACCTTTAGCCCGTGGGTCAGACGATGGATTAAAAGGTGCTGGCGGATTATCATGGTGATAGTCAAATATACTCATAATGCAATTTCCTAATTTGGTGGATGTAGATGGATTTGAACCACCAGAGCCTAAGCCACGGGTTACAGCCGCTACGTTTCACCAATAACGTGTACATCCTAATTCTTTTATTCCTTGATTAATTCTTTAACAAGGCTAATGTTAGTTTAGCTATTACTTCACCTTTACTGTTTTATATGAAAGTGTTTTAACACGAATCCATTCATTTATAGCATTGCTATATTGTGTAGCTTCGTGTCTAACTTGAACCTCATACCGGATTGATATTGCCTGAAATTTATAACGGTATTTTTTACCGTTACTTTTTTCTTTAGTGGCATGACCAAAGTTATCAATCTTCCAACCTTTACTCTCTAACCACTCAAGTAATTCTTGGTTCTTTTCTTTATAACCATCATTCGCGTTCAGTTTATACATGATTACGCTCTCACTACATGAACAGAAGGGTTATAGGCAACAATTTCAAGTTTACCTTTCGTTTCAGTTTTACGACCTTTTACATAATATTGGTCAAGGTTGATTAAGGTATTACTATTTGGTTTACGGTAATATGTATTAACAATCAAACCCTTCGGGCAAACCATAACATACTTAATTTTAGTGTTCAACACTTCACGTGTTTCTTTATTAACTTCACCGCTACGCGATGGGTTACAACCTACTGTTCGTGCCCAACGTTTCCATTCAGGGCCATGATTCGCTGCGCTACCTGCAAGGGCATGTGCAATTTCGTGGCGAATGGTATCAAGTACCTTATCGTCATCTGCATGTTCAGTAATGACACGTGATAATTGAATTTCTTTAGTGGTGTATTTACATACACCCAAGGCACGTTTACGACTGTTGTATTTAAAATTCCAACCATCATTAACTAATCCCCATTTGTTCATTTCAGTTAGGGCGACTACTCTTGCTCTTGTTAAATCCATCAATAAATCCTCATTAATTACTCTATATAAGTAATTATACAGGACTTGTCCGTAAATGCAAGTTATTTACGATAATTATTCCCGCTTATAAGTTATTGATTTATAAGCCAAAATATAAAATTGGTACTCCCGACGAGAATCGAACTCGCTTCTACTGATTGAAAGTCAGGTGTTCTAACCGTTAAACTACGGGAGTATTGGTCTGGATAGAAGGATTTGAACCCTCACAACCGCGCCCCAAACGCGGTATGCTACCGTTAACATCACATCCAGATATTGGTTGCCCTTGATAGAATCAAACTATCGCTAAAGGTATGTAAAACCTTTGTGCTATCATTACACCAAAGGGCAACAGAAAACAAAAACCAAATTATTAATTAACACGGCTCATCGGCCTATTTAAAATTGGGGTGAATAACGAGGATTGAACTCGCATCTAACTGATTCACAATCAGTGGCTTTACCAGTTAAGCTATACTCACCATTATTCTACTCATAAAAAAACCCGCTTCGATTTCTCTTAGCGGGTTTTGATGTTGCTTTTGTTTACTTGGGGGTTAGTTACTCGAACCTCCACCAATTGCAATATCAAAACCCATAGTATCCCATTCATGAGATTCCACGCTAAATGACGGTTCTGGTTGATAGTTACAAAATGTAAACATTGTTTTAATCCTAATTAATTTATATGCGCCTGTTATTGACGACTTCTTAATACTATACAGTATATATACAACTTGTCAAACGTTTTTTGTAAAAAAATAAAAATATTTGAAATTAATTGTTATATGTACTTCAATGGGTTTAAAAAAAGGCATCTAATGAATTTGGTTTCTTTTCATGATAAATCCTCATGTCACCAAGTTCATTGAGTTTAGTTGCTGCTACCTTAACGTTACCTTTTATAAAAGTCAATACATTTTGGTGCGCCCTGCCAATTTTTCTTGTAGCCAACATTGAGTTATTAGCTCTCATTGGTTGTGTTTTTGTCAATCGACCAACACAAGCATTAAAAAGAAATGGGGTTTATTCTGTTTGCAAGAAAACCCCATAAAGAAAAACTCAGTTAACTCGACTACATTTAAGCAGCTTGAGCAACAGGCGTATAACTCTCATCGTTTGCAGTTATATTTAATTTCTTCGATATTTTACGTGCAGTTGCTTTCACGTACCATCAGTGTGTTCTCAGTACCTTGTCGAAACCGTATCACCCCCATCAGAAGCACACTATGTTCTCACCGTTACTAAGGCCATGAATTCCTGTTTACGCTTCTCAGAACCCCTCGTCAGGGTCAGTGTGCTTTTGGTGGAGATGGCGGGACTCGAACCCGCGTCCAAGGCTACCTACCTTCTACTTCATATGATAATATTCTTTATCAGAAAAGAGTATACACCCATAATCCGATTATAGCAATAACAATATATATAATTATTACATTTTTAAATCCTACTAATGCACCAAATTCATTATCAAGTTGGCACTTAGATTCACCAACAACACCGGCTTCTGTATACGCCTTCATTGGTTCAAGGTCAAGTATAGCACCTTCTTTCACTTTATTTTCATCATTCATATTTTTCACCAATCAAACAAACAAGATACATTTTAGCTAGGTTGATTAAAAGTCAAGTGCTTGTAATTGCTGTTAGTATCTTTAAACTGAGTTAATACAACACTGGCAGTGTTTGTTTAAAATTCAGAAGTTGTTTGGATTTTATTAACCACAAAATCAATTTGTGAATCTTCGTATAATGCTGAAATCGTATTATGAATATCTGCTTCAGTAGGTGCGTCAAATCCGATTTCAAATGTACCTGAGATTACAGCTGTGCTTCGTTTAGCTTGAATAGTTTCAGCCGCTTCAGGGAAGTTTTCTTCACCCATCTCTGTATATTTAGGGCAAACATCCTGCATAGAACATTCATCACACCCACCACACGCAAACATTTCTTCAGGGCTTACAACTTGACCACCCATCCCATTGATAACCGATTGTATCACATCAAATAATTCCTGACTAGAAACTTCTTCAGTTGTATTTGTAGTTGGTACATCACCGATTATTTGATTAATCAGGTTTTTAAGTTCTTGGTCTTTCGGATTGCTCATAATATAACCTTCAGGTTTGATTGAATTTTGAGGGTGCAACCTTCTAGTGACAACTTTCAGCACCCTGTTGTCATCTAGGTTGTTAGGTTCACCAGTAGTAGGTGACATTACAGTTTACTTACCTATCTGTAACTAACAACGTTCTGGTATAGTATACCAACGACATAATTCTGTCAACTTTAATTTGGCACGGCTGGTAGGATTTGAACCTACATATCGCTGGATTCGTAATCCAGTGCCTATCCAATTAGACTACAGCCGCATTATACTTTAATTTGGTACGCCCAGTGAGACTCGAACTCACACTCACCACGTTTTAAGCATGGTTGCTTTACCAAGATTAGCATACAGGCGCATTGTTCTACCAGTATTTCCAATGATTTGCATCTTTACAATTCCACTTGGAACACTGTTCAGGATAATCATGAAGGTTTATTGCCTTCCATATTTCCTGCTTATCTTTTGCTCTACGTTGACGGTTTATCATATTTCTGAATGACTTAGGTAAACCGAAATCGTAATGTTTCACGGTACGTGTATTGTACCGATATTTCTCTTTGGTAATATACTTTACTTGCCATTCTAAGGCAAGGCCGTTTTCAATGTCATCTATCCAATCACGATAATATTCATTGAATGTTTCTCCACGTTTTCTGTATGTGCGTGACATATAAGTTCTCCTTTTTAGAATACTTACATATCGTCATACCACCATTTTAGAAACATATATCACCTTTATAATTTGGTACACCCGATGAGATTCGAACTCACACTGTCAAGTACCTAAAACTTGTGCCTCTACCAATTGCGCTACGGGTGCATTAAACTTGGCCCGTTTTTTAGGTGGTGGTCACTCCACTTCTATTTGGCTCCCTCGGCTGGATTCGAACCAACATACCTTTTCAGGAATACAAAGCATTAACAGTGCTTCCTCTTACCATTAGAGTACAAGGGAATAATAATCACTAAAATTTGGTGCTGCCACAAGGAATCGAACCCTGAACTCTGGATTACAAAACCAGTGTGTTCCCAATTATACCATAGCAGCAATATCATAACCATAAGGTTATATTTTCCTTTACGGGAATATTTATGAATGTTTCTCAAGTTTCCACTTGGATTTTCCTTTACGGGAATAATCTGTTTTTTTTGTTTCGCATAACAACCGCACGATTAAATTTACGTGAATGTTTAGCAACTGGATTCTTCATTAGAGTATCCCCTTTAGTCAAGATGCAATTTAGGTCAATTTAAAATATTGAGTTTTTGAGATTGCAGTTTACATCTTTAATTTGGTGGGGGTAGAAGGATTCGAACCTTCGACGAATGAGTTAAAAGCTCACTACTCTGACCGCTGAGTTACACCCCCATATTCTTTTTGGGTGCAACACAACGAACTTAAATTACAATCGTGTGGTTACACCCGCGAGTTTTGTATTTAAATTTCGTTTCATTGTAGTTACCTTATAATTCATTGTTAATTGATTTTTAGTAATTCTACTTGTATATATACAAGTTGTCAAGCTATTTTGCAATTTATTTTAAAATAAATAATATACGCATAAGCGTGTATCTGAATTTGGTGGACACATATGGGATTCGAACCCATATCTCACGCCTTGCAAGGGCGGCATGTTCCCATTAACACCAATGGCCCATTAAACTATATATACTTTTCCATCTTTACCAAACATACAATCTGCATGGTAAATTGGTTTTCTGCTTTCACACATAACAAATGAGTTATCGTTGAATGGATTATACGTGATTTCATCACCATTTACAACCCTTTCTGTTTCATGGTAGTAATCACAAACCAAGTATGCATGAACATTTCTGGTTTTAGATTCTACCGCACGTTTCTTTCCACCAACATTTACTTTCAACTCAACATCATGCGCAATAAACGCTTGTACATGGTCAATAACTATACCATGATGTTTTATTGAAAATCCACCTGTGTGTAGATTTCGATATATGTAAAATTTTGCTTTCATAACATTGGTTGTGGAAACAGGAACCGAGCCTGTAATTCTACCTTATGAGGGTAGTGTGTTGCCGTTACACCATTCCACATTAATCATTTGTATATAACACTACCTTCAGGTCTATGTTCATCACATACAGTTGTTATATATCTTTTATTGACAATAACAGGTTGACCAAGTTCACCACAAACTTCACATGCAGTTGCACATTTTTCTTCAGCTTCGGCTATAACTTCATTCATAGCTTTGCGAGTAAACTCATCACCTGTATTATAATCAATATAATATCGAAGGCCACCAAATTTTTCTTTAACTTGATGAATTTCATATTTAGGGCTTAACGCCTTTAACTTTTCATGACATTCCAGAATAGGTTTTAACCAACCTTCTTTGATATAGAATTGTGGTTCACCACAACACTTCCATTTTTCAGGAAAGTGTTTTGCAATATCTTCAGGACACTTCATCTGGATTCCCCTCCACTACACGTTCATCATTGAAATAATAACCTATACCTTCAGCCGATTTTTTACCGATTTCATTGTAAAATGGTAGCGGGTGTAGGATTTGAACCTACGTTCACTGGGTTATGAACCCTGTATGTTGACCTGACTACACCAACCCGCGTTAAACCTATTAATCATTATCCCATACTTCGGGATTTGGTACATACTTTTTAATCTTTCGCATCAATTCCTTATCTAGCTTCTTCATATCCACGAAGGCTTTACCCCTTTCCTTGACAATGTAATAATCCGCTTTTGCGAAATAGAAGCCACTGCTTGCTTTTTCACGTTTGAAGAAGTTGCCCTTTGGTAATTCAGACGCAACTGCTTTATTATCTACATCCTTCTGATTGGGTATAATAATAAATTTACCATCCATATATGAACGCAGTTTTGACACACCACTTAGGGTATTTCTCATTGCATATGAAACGTGTTTGTGAGTATCCATTAGTATATCTTCTGGTACTCTACGTGGCCTGTCTTTGTTCTGTTTGATAGCAACATCAATCTGGTTTAATATCCATACAACATGTATGTTTATCTTTTCATAACCCAAATCTTGAACATAGCCACTAATACTTGCCATCTTTTTCAAATCTTTTAATGTTACATCAAATATCAGATTCGGTTTTCTATCCTTAGGTACAGCAATGATTGATTTGGCGGCAACATTCTTACGCCCTTTATCTAATCCAACCGAACTGATAATAGCATGTAGTTTGCGCACATCTTCAGCTTGTTTCAAGTCAAGTTTATCCAACTCAACCCCAAATTCTTCTTTAACCTTTTTATTGATTAACGGTGATTTCATGGCCATTGTTTTCAATGCATCAACGTCAAATACTTTACCGTCAATATCAAGTAATTTATCTTTAACGAATCCTTTACCTGAACCCGCACCACCGGCCATGATTACAACCTGACCAAATTGTGTTTCTCGTTTGCCGCCAAATTGGACGGCAACTTCATTCATCAATTCCAAATCAGATTCGGATAACATACCCTCATTAAGATGTTTTGAAAAGTTATACATTACTTACTCCAAAGTTTATGTATATATTTATACTTCAGCTATATATGCTTCAATCTTAGCAATCAATGCATATGTGTCAGAAACCAAGGCATTATCAACAACACTCTTGTTAACAATAACACCCATTAATCGTTTCTTACTATCAACGAATTTGTTTAGGAATTTTTTAGGGGCTTTTTTATAATCACTCAGATTACCGAAAATATCAGCTACCTTGATTAACAGAACTCGTTCATCGTAGATTTCTTTAAACCTCAACAGTTCGGAAACGACCTTAGTTTCATAGTCATCTGAATCATTATATGTTTTAGTCATCCCAACTGTCAAATCTCTAACAGTTTCACCAAACTTATATTCAATGTCATCAAAGGTATACTCAGTATCTTCTACAACATCATGTAAAACAGCAGCAATTATAGTATCCACATCACTTGTATAGGCTGATACGATTAGAGCGACTTTCAAGGGATGGGTGATATAGTCATCACCACTAAACTTCCGCTTATCGCCTTCGTGGGCCTTGGTTGCGAAATTCATTGCCTTTGCCAAACGGTTCATTATCTACCTCTTAATTCATAATATACATATATTATACCACACTGAGCCGTAAATGCAAGGGATATAATACAAAAATGGTGCTTCCAGTAGGAATTGAACCTACATTACACGGTTATCAGCCGAGCGTTCTACCAATTGAACTATGGAAGCGGAATTTGGAGCAGGTAATGAGAATCGAACTCACATCGTCAGCTTGGAAGGCTGCAATAATACCATTATACTATACCTGCATATTTCTATATAATTTTAATAAGAAATTGGAAGCATGGAACCGAGTTTTAAATCCATCCAAAGGGCATAGAGTGTAATGTTCAAATATTGAAACAGCACACCAGCCATTCCTATTTTTGAATATATATCCCAATTGAATATCACCAATAAGAAAAACATAACCATTCAACTCTGATTGTGGATATTTCTTATAGTTCCAGTCTAAAACATAACCATCTATAATTTCTGAATACATAATATAATCTAAAATTTGGTGCGGGGTAGGAGATTTGAACTCCTAACTGCGAATTGGCAATCCACCATTTTACCATTGAAACTAACCCCGCATATTACTATATATACACCAACGGCGCACA